TAGATAATTTGCAAAAAAGAGTTAGGGAGTTAGAAATACAAGCAAATAGTAATGGAGGTAGGTGATTTAGTCTTGTGCCACTGCACATACGAAAAATACCAAGATCACTTCGATTTTGAGGTACAAGCACCTGCCCCTGGTAAAGTTTATACCATAAGAAAGGTAATAGTACTTGGAACATTTAGAGGTATCTTGTTAGAAGAGATAATTAACGAACAAGTAGACACGTTAGAGTTTGGCCCGATGGAACTGCAATTTGATTCAGAATGTTTCAGCGTAGTACAACCGGCAGACCTATCAGAAATTAAACAATTATTAAAACAATGAACGTACAAATTAGAGGCTTTAGGAAGCCGAACAAATCAATGAAGCTATTAGTCGATACATCGATTACTCCTAAGGAGATGGCAATGATTAACTATCGGAAGCTATACGAACAAACGATCATTAGACAAGCCGATAAACCAGAACCTAAAAGAGATTATTTACAAGAGTTAAAACAATTTATTAAACAAGCATTATGAAGATTACTATTGAACAAGGCGAAAGAATTAGGCGATCGCTGGCTAAGATGAAAGTCCTAAACCGATTAATGGAGTTTGAATATTTTATGGAGATGCCCGAGCTTGGTAAATCAAGCCTGGTACGCAACCATATTGCTAAACTCAAGTCATCAATCGAACAAATCCGCATCAACCTAAACCATGTCGTTAAAACTAAAGAGCAAGACGTATTAGATGAGTTCTGCGGGGAGTTATTAGACACGATAGAGGTTTTATGCCAAATGGACTTAGAGTCGCTTAAATCGTTTAATAATGACATGAGATTATTTTTAGAAGAACAATACAAGGAGGTACAAGATGAAGCTAAGTGATTACAGAAAGAACAGGAATTTGAGTCAGCAGGAAGTTGCTGATAGGATGGGCGTAACACAAGCGTTCGTATCAATGATCGAATCAAACAACAATCCAACAATCAAAACACTAAGAAGTTATTTTAACGCTATGGGCTATACACTAAGTATCGAGCCAAAGTTCGAAGGGTATAAGTCCATATTAAAAAAGAAAGATTATGTTTAGCAACCAAAAAGAAGATCAAGAGTTCGACCAATGGCTGTATGCTAACTGGTGGACGCAAAAGACCGAATCTATGTTTTATAACTTAGAGACTCAGGAGCAGATTTCTTATGAGGACTTGTATAAGATATGGCAAAAACATCAACCGAAAATGATTTGGTTTAACCTTTACTACACAGAAAAAGAAGGCTACTACATCCGTCAAGTTTTTGAAGATAGAATGGGAGCTGACTTCGAAGCTGTAGGCGTAGATGCATTTATTAAAACAATTAACCTAGCAATATGAAAATCAAACTATCATCAAAACGAGAACTGCATGGGTACTTAAACATAGGCCCGGATGCTTTCACAAACTGGTTCTACTTTCGATTAAATACCAACAAAAGTATTAGGAAATTTGGCTTTACAATCGAATTAGATTTGTTAAAACTTATAAATATTAGTATATTTACTATCGACAAAGACGAACCAAATTTATTTATCTAAACTTTTAAACAAACTTAACTTAAAATTAAATTATGAAAGAGTTAATTAAAAAGATGGTTGCAATTCAGTCAGAACTGAAAGCACCAAAAAATCAAGTCAATTCCTTCGGGAAGTACAAGTATCGCTCCTGTGAGGATATTATCGAAGCTGTTAAGCCATTATTAGCAAAGCACGAGCTTTACATGAACATTTCCGATGTTGTCATAGAAGTAGGTGGTAAGAATTATGTAGAAGCTATCGCTACTGTTTATGATGGAGAAACTCAAATTAGTGCAACTGGATTTGCTCGTGAGTCAACGGATAAAAAGGGGATGGATGATGCACAACAAACCGGTGCTACTTCTTCTTACGCTCGTAAGTACGCTCTAAACGGCTTATTCGGTATTGACGATACAAAAGATGCAGATGCAACAAACACCCATGGCAAAGAAGCTACGCCAGTAAATAGCTTTAAACCTTCATCAAGTTTCTTATAATGGAAGAAGTAGTAGAATACACCAAAACATTTGATCCTATTAGATATGAGATTAATTGGGACAATGTAACATCAATAGACGATTTAAAAGACATCCTAAGTTCACTAGAGTTGGCATTTACAATTCCTGCTGAGGTAGCCCCACCTAAACAAAAGCTACTACACGACAAGGGGATACTAAGGGTAAAGGAATGAACGGAGATAAGTTATTAGCATGGGTATTAGTCATTAGTACCTTCCTAGTCGGGGGCAAGGCTCTCGGTTTGCTAAACATCAGTTGGTTGGTTGCATTCGGGCCAGTAGCAGCATTAATGATAGTTACCTTGGTAGTATTTATTATTAGCTTCTTCCTGATGTATGCTGTAATCACTAAAAAAGAAAAAGAAGATGGGGATGATAGAGCATAAAAGCGTAGAATGGTATAAAGTCAGAAGCGGGAAGTTTACTCCAAGCGAGTTACATAAGCTAATGACCGAACCAAAAAGCAAAGCGGATATTCTATCAGTAGGGGCAATAACCTATATCAAAGAAAAGATAGCAGAAACACTAATTGAGAACTTACCAAATGAAAATGAATTTACAAACGCTGCGACAGCTTGGGGTAATTCTTACGAGGATGAGGCTATCTCTATTTTCGCAGACCAAAGCGATACTGAAATCATTAAACCAGGCTTTATTGACTGTAATGACTACTTCGGTGGAACTCCTGATGGTATTGCTGCAGATGGCTCTTTTGGTATTGAGATTAAGTGCCCTTATAATCCTACTATTCACTTGGATAATCTTGTTCTCAATCCTATGGACTTCCCGAAAGCTCGTAAAGAATATTATTATCAAATACAAGGGTATGCGTTATTAACCGGTATCAAGGATTGGTATTTTATAAGTTATGACCCAAGACAGCAAGACCCGCTAAAGATTCGCCATATACTTGTAGAGATGGATAAGGATACGCAGAAGAAAATCCGAGAGAAACTAAAAATTGCTAACGAATACAAACAAAAATTAATAAACAATCTAAAACAATTAAAATGAGTACAGAAAACAAAACTACGCAGTATTGCGGTTCAGCTCAAGAGTTGGGCGACACCTTACTAATCGACTTGAACGTAAATCAGCTAAGAGACATCTTATCAAACCCTGATAACGCTCAGTTTAGAAAAGAGTTTACTACTAAAGACGGTAGAACTCAAGAGGTAATCAAGTTAAAAGCTGTTAAACGTAAGGAGATGCAAGGTTATTCAACCCATTTCTTATGCTTAAATGATTATGTTAGAGGCGAGAAAAAAGAAGAAAAAGATCTCCCTTTCTAAGGTCAAGTTTACTGACGATTATCGTTGGGACTTAGCTTTTGAAGCCATAAAGGAATTAACAGGAGTTAGCCCGAACGCCATTAGAAGGTCTAGTAGGGTTACTCCACTTCCTGCGGCTCGGATGATGCTTGCTTATCTTATGTACAAGGAACTTGGGATGAGTCCTGCCTATATCGGTCATCAGATGAACAAAGATAGGAGTGCTGCTTATTATGAGATTCAAGCCTTAGAAGAGTATAAACAAACAGACCCCTACAAAAGCTATTACGAAGCATTTAACGAACTATTTTACAAGAAATTAAAAGACTTAGGTTATTGTTGCCACTGTTGCGGAGCCTTAGAGCCTGTAATGAAAGGAGACAGACCATTAAAACCAAACAAACAATGAGAGTAATAAATTTTAGCGGTGGAAAGACATCTGCATTGATGACTATTCTGCTAAAGCCTACTGAAGAGGATATTGTTTTGTTTACTGATACCGGTAGAGAGCATCCCTTGACTTATAAGTTTATAGATGATTTTGAAACCAATGAAGGTATTAAAGTAACTAGAATTTCTTATGATGGAGGATTTGAGGGTATGTTGGAGAAAAACAAATTTCTCCCTAACCCAATGATCCGTAAATGCACAGTAGAGCTTAAAATTAAAACTGCTAAAAGATACTTACGTTCAATAGGTATACAGAGATTCGATAGTTATATTGGCTTTAGAGCAGATGAAGATAGAAGGGTAAAAACCTATAAGCAAATGCACAAAAAGGTAACCCCACACTTCCCACTTTATGACATGGGTATAACCAAAGACGATGTAAACCAATATTGGGAGACTAAGTCCTATAAATTAGAAATACCTACAATTCTCGGTAACTGCGACTTATGCTTCCTAAAGGGTAAAAATGCGATTATTACTATATTGCAGCACTACCCTGAGCTTGCAGATAAATGGATTGCAGATGAGAAAAGAATAGGTGCTACTTATTTTAAGGATATTAGCTACGAAGAATTACTTAATTTAGCACAAAAACAATTATCTTTATTTGAATTAGACAAACAATTACCTGCATACTCTTGCAGTTGCACAAAT